TGTGCATTCCATTTAGCCAGGGGCAAAGATGCTTTGACCTTTAACAAATCATCCTTCTGCCAGAACTGCGGCCAAAGTGGTTTGTCAGATGGCATAATCGCTGGAAATTCTACAATCTCCCATTCGTCCGACATGATATCTGAGCCTTGTGCCTTGATCAGTCTACCCGTCAAATCCTTCAAACCCCATCGTGTCATCACAACGATAATTGAACCGCCTGGTTGTAAACGCTGTCTAGGTCCAGAAGTGTACCACTCATATGCATTGTCAAATGCCGTCTCGGATAATGCATCCTGTTCCGAGTGTGGATCATCAATAATAAATAAATCCGCACCACGACCCGTGACCGCTGCACCAACACCAGCCGCAAAATATTCACCGCCCTCGCTCGTCTCCCAACGACCCGCTGCCTTACTGTCTGATTTTAAATCAGTCTTCGGAAATACATCCTTGTAATGTGGATCATCGATCAAGTCCCTCACTTTACGACCAAACCTTACCGCTAGTTCCGTGTTGTGTGTTGCTTGAATAATTTTTAGTTTAGGGTTCCTTCCAAGAAACCATGCAGGCATCAAATAAGATGCCAGTTCAGACTTACTATGTCTGGGGGGCATGTTGACAATCAGTCTTTTGAGCTCACCCTTCGCAATGCGTTCCAGCTTCTCCGCAATAATCTTATGATGCTTACCTTCAATAAAATTCTCATATACATGATGTGCAAACGCCATGAAATCTGATTTCGCCTTGTCACGGACCACCAAACGTATTTCAGCCTCTTTAAGAGAGAGGATCTCCTTAAGGGTTTCTTCGGGTACTGTATCAAGATTCATTGTCAACGATTTTATATTCGCCCTCAAATGCCTGAGGATATTGTTTCTTTAACTTGTCAAGCTTGTTTAATATTTCTTCTCTGGACATTGAATCCATTACATTAATCTGTTCCCTTCTGTCCGTGACCAATCCACCCAAGCTACTCCTTAACTTCTCGGCATTGATGGCGGCAGAGAATTGTGTTGCTTCTTCCGCACCACGGGATAAATCATGTAAACGCTTCATCTGCCCCAATACTGTGACACCATATTTACGTTCACGCTCCTCACGCAATTCTTGAACATACTCAACCACATGCGGAAAGTCCCTTCCGTTCAATAACACAGAAGCCTGCTTCCAACAAACCTTCTCGGAGTAACCCGCTTTTCGTGCACATTCAGCGTTACTGTAAATCCCCTCTACAAAATATTGGGCAAAGGATCGTTGTCTCTGGGTCAATGTCCTATCGTGCGATAGTTCTATGTCCGTGGCAATCTTTGATATGGATTTTGTCATTAGCCAAATATATCTGGCAAATTAATAGCTGGAACATTGAAGTTCGTTGCTGCGGTATAGTTAGGTTCTGGTTTTGTCATCGTATCATAGGTTCGTTTTACTGGATCAGTCGGTTCAGTGGTATCGTCCGTTGGTACACAGACCTTGGATACTGGATCCATACGATAGCCTTCTGGACATGGGTCAACGGGTTGCTGTTGTTGTGCCGCTAACATTGCTGCCATCTCTCGATCTTGATCCTTGCGTCTTGCTTCAAGTGCATCTCCAGAATCTTCCATTGTTTGTTGAGTATCTGCTAAATACTTTCTTACACCCTCATCTGTATCCATGTCATAGCCTTGAAATTCAGCAATCCTTTTTACGATAGGGTTAATCCCATAAACTGTAGATGCGTCACCACCTAAAAGGTTGTCACCAAATTGTTCATAAGGATCGATACTTGCACCAAGATCCGTAGGAATATTAAACAATTGATCTCCTAAATAACCGCCTTGTGTGTTTATACCTGCTAGTCCTCTTGCTGATGGTGGTCCAGAACCTCCCGTAGGATCAGTTAATACGTTAGCTATTCCAAAATTTGCAGGAATACTTGTTAAAAAATTACCTCCATCAAAAGGACCTCCACGACCACCACCAACAGGATAATTTATAATATCCCCAGTGTCTTGATCAAACATATCTGGATCTAAATTTAAGGCAGTAGTAAACGGACTTGCAACATTTAGAGGAGTTTGAGCTTGTTCTTCTCCAGGGCGACCTGGAACATTTACAAACGTAGACTGTCCCATAGGAATGTTTACGTTACCTCTACGCTCTGGCATCATACCAACATTCACGGGTGCTGGTCTTGATGGAGCGGTTAATATATCTATGACCTCGTCTATTGGATCTTTTCGACCTGTGTCACCTTTTAAATCTTCGTTTGTAAAATTACCACTAAACTGAACCATAAGGACCTCCTACCACAACATAACCCAATGAAANTATATTTGCAAATTTTTTTGTGCCTAGGGACTCCTAGGGGCCTTTTTCTGGAAGAGGGGGGGTGTGGTTCTCGAATAAAAATACATGCAAATAAATTCGTGGAACCTGCATTTTATGTGCAGTTATTACCCACCCGTCCCCAAAAAAGGGGGTGTGGGGGTCTGGTATATATTTAAATTTAAAAAATCGCTGTTGCTAGTAACCCTATAAAAGTTATTAAAAATTATAAATAATTGTTAACATTTACAACTAACTGTGATATTAATAATGTATGGGAATTATTCCCATACATGAGAAATATTTCTCATATCAAAAAAAACAATTAATGAGGTAAATAAATTGTTAAAACTAGAAAAAAATATCTTTAAAAAGATTAGAAAAATCGAGAAACCTATTGCTAGGTTTATTGCTAACTTTGATAGTAGTTGGGAAGTAAGAGTATTAAAAATCCATCAGCTACCTCATAAGCATAATGATTTTAGCGCATGGTATACTGTCGCAAAATCAGATAATACTTTTGGTAGTTGGGAATATGGCGACCAATACGCAAAAGACATTGCAAGTGGGCATTTTGAATTTATTGAAGGTGAGGAAGATTTTGTAAAATACTTTATAAATAATAAAGATTTTCCTTATTCTAATAGTTATGCTTTTGCTTATGTAAAAGAAACTAATCCTTCAGTAAAAGATTTTTTAAAGATGCCTTTAGAAGCTTTTAAAATTTAAATAATGACTAACTTAAATAATAAATCTAACCCTCTTAAGAGGGTTAGACCAAAAATAATTGTAGATATGAAACCTAGTGAATTTTCTAAAAAGTTAGATAAATTTACTTTATGGTTTTTCTTACCATTGTTTTTGGTTTTCTTTTTAATTCATTTAATCATTTATTTAGTGAGGTAAAAATGACTATATTTTATTCTAAAAATAAATTTAGATTTAAAAGACAATCTAATGGAAAAGGTTTTTCTGTATCAATTAGAGATGAAACTAATAATAAAAAATCAGCAATAGAGGGTGAATTCAAACCTAAATGGCAATATAAAGATTTGAACAAAAAACAAGTTTTTATTATGGAGCAAGATTGGAATAGTTGCCAAGTACACTTGTTTAAAGGTGAAACATTAGCTTGTATCGGTGTTCCTTATGAATGGAATAAAAAAGATTTTAATGCCATTTTTGATTTTTGGATAAAAGAATATTTAAAAGGCGATCAAAATTCGGAGGTTTTATAATGCCAAAATATATTAAAAATGAACCAAATTGGGAGAATATGTTTGAGGTTGCAAAATCGATAGTAAATTCCTCCGTCCTTCCCAAAGGTCAATGCAATATGGTTGTTGAGATGTTGGATTATGGTAAAAGGTTACATATTACAAAAGAAAAACTTTTAAACTCTAAAATTGTTCAATTGGATAAAAATCCAAGATATCCAAAATTTGATTAAACTTTATTGGAATAGCTGATTTTTCAGTTATTCCAATTTTTTTGTCTTTTTTTAAAGACCTTCAGACCATTATCAAAATAAACAAGTTTTAACAAGTAAAATATTTTGACCAGGAAAAACTATTTTTAAAATTTTTAAGTGCAGCACCAAAAAAAAATCTATTTTTAAAGCTTACTAGATAGTTTGTTTTATATGTTAGTATATTATTATACCTATTATATTATTATTATTTAAAAAAAAATCCCGAATTCCCGAATTAAAAAAATCCCGAAAACCCGACTTATTAAATATTATAATTACTTGTTTTTTATTGTAACTAAGTTATAATAAATTATTAATTATTATTAATGAGGTAAAAATGTTTCAAAAAATACATATAACAAAAGGTTCTGGAAAGCTTGGAAAAAGTGATACGTGCGACAGTGCCATTAATTCAATAAATGTAAATACTTTAACTAATGAGTATTGTATTAAACAAAGTAAAAACAAAAATTCAATTTGTTCATTTTGCTATTCTATAAATTCGTTAACTAGTTTTAGAAAAAATATGGTTAATCCTTTGGAAAGGAATAGTAAATTATTGAGTAGTAGTATAATTGAATTTTCTTTATTGCCGACTATTCTAGAATTATATTTTAGATTTGATAGCCACGGAGAATTAATTAATTTAAATCATTTAGAAAATTATAATAATATCGCTTTAAAAAATCCACATTGTAATTTTACATTGTGGTCAAAAAGATTTGATTTAATAAAAAAGTTTTTTGATAATAACCAAAAACCAGAAAACTTAATTCTTATTTATTCTAATAGTAAATTAGACAAACCATTAAACAAGTTACCAAAATATTTTGATAAAAGTTTTAACAATGTAACAAAAGAAAACAAAGATAATTTTAATATCAATTGTCATTCTAAGTGTGTCGATTGTTTACTTTGTTACACTCACAACGAAACAAAAACAATTATAGAAAAGGTTAAAAAATGAAATATGAAATAACAACTCAAAAAGAATTAAGAAAAGCTTTTTGGCAAGGTTACAAAACTTTAAATAATATTAATATTATAAAGTTATATAATCAAGTAACTAAAAAGCCATTAACACAAAACGAGTATAACGCAACTATTAGAAGTGAATGGTGCGAGTTTTTAGACGCAATGCAAAAAGAGGGCATTATATCAGAAAAGCTATCTAATAAAGCAATTTTATAAACAGAGTTACCTCGGAAAAATAACCAAGCTTTGAAACTTGGTTATTTTTTTCTCAAAAAAAATTTCTTTATATAAGAGCCGTCAGATTGGTATAATTATATGTTCTAGTATATTTATACCTTGTTATTTTGCCCGACCCGACCCGATTTTTCCCAACCCGAAATCCCGAATGACCGAAAATAATTCTTTATAATCTTTACCGAAATATAGGTTCATGGTTCTTAATCCATTATCCAATAACTCAGAACACCGATTACCTTCAAACAAATATAATGAGCCTTCAGAGGGGTGCTTTGCCAAGATAAAAGAAACACCACCTTTTCTGCAATAGGCAGAGTTCCAAGCAATTTGATGAGGGGACAATAAAACTTTGTTACCTTTGCTTACTTTTAACTCGATCCAAAAAGAAAAGCCATTTAATACAATGTGAACGTCTGGGATGCCACCACCATTTCTATTTTCTATACGAGTGGCATGACAATCAGATGGCAGATTTCTTTTGATAGTTTTCCAAAAATTACTCTCAGACATGTTTCTTTATATACATATATTATGACAACACTAAATATTTTTTTCAATTTTTCAATTTTCTATCAGATGCAAAAGTAGTCTCAAGAGCATAAGAAGTGTAAGAAGTGTAAAAAATAACGATACAAGTGTAATGAGTGATTTGAGTGTATGTCTATGGTTCATGGTACTCATTACATTTCTCACACTTCTTACACCATGATAGAGCAAAAAAAAAAAAAAATAAATTTTCAGAAAAACACTATATAATGTAAAAAAAACATTAATTAATGATTGCATATATATCATTTATAATTTATTCTCATATTAATAACTTTTAATAATTAATTGAGGTACAATAAAATGAACGAAGTATACAATGATCTGAATAGATTAAAAACTATCAAAGAACAAATCTCATATGACAATCCTTTACTTGATCAGATGATCGAGGAAAAAGAGCAGATCGTAGATATTCACCATAAGGAGTTATCTATCCAAGGTTCAAGGGAATTAATCACAGAACTTTTTGGTTCTGCAATGGCAACCAAGATGGGAGTTATATAATGGGCAGAGTAAAAGCAATGATCATGGATCAAGAAGAAAAGTTAGATGAATATGTTTGGTATATCGTATCTGAATGTGAAACATTCCAAGAGTTTAGAAAGAAGGTTTGGGATTACATATTAAATAATAATCTTAAATTTTTAGGTATTTATGCAGATAATAAATTTACAAGAGGTTCTTTGGTAGATGTTTGGAATGAGCATTGGTCTAAATATAATATGGAGGGAAAATAAATGTGTAATACTTTAGTTGAGAAATATAAGCCGATAGGTCGCTATCAAGAAGATGTGAAGATAGTAAACGTCAAATGTGGAAACACATGGATAGATGGCTCAGAGGTACTTTGTGATCAATGTGAAAGCGAGGGAAAAAGAAAGCCATATTATAAAGAAGAATATCCATTGGATGACGAAGATTGTCATCCATTTTTTCAATATGAATATTAATCAAGGAGGGAAAATAATGTTATTAAGAGTTTCGTGGCACGAGGGATATGAAGATATTCACAATGGTAAATTTGAATTTTTAGAATTTGGTCAATTATTTAATAGCGAATTATGGGACTGTATTGGAGAAGATACAGATGTTTTATCTCACATCTATCATTTAGGAATTGGAGAGCAGTTTGATTATTGTGATCTGAGTGGTCGAGTTAGATTTATAAAACTCAATAATGATTTTTGGGAAAGTCAAATTAATGAAAGATTTGAACCAAAAGAAATAAAATACAAGAGAGGATAAATTATGAAACTAGAAATGAAATCAATAAAGCATTCAGCTTTTGCATCACATGAAACAGATTGCTATGAAGGATATGTTTATGTGGATGGTAAGAAAGCAATCCATGTCAGCAATGATGGTCATGGTGGATCAGATCATCAATATACAGAGGACAGATTTCCACACACCATTATCAGAGAGATAGACGAATGGTGTAAAAAAAATCTACCTAAATGGAAGATGTCATCTGACTATAATGATGCAGAAGAATATGACACAAGTTTTGAAATGTGGTGTCACGATCAAGTACATCTTTGGAAGAGGTCAAAAGAACTTAAAAGACTTTTGAACAAAAATAAAATCGTCTATGTCAAAGATAATGACGTATATGTTTGGAAGAGCAAGAACATCAAAAAGATTAGTGGTGTTCATATCAATAAGTTTAAAATTGCAAACAAAAACATCAACGTCATTTTAAATGAAATGCCTTTTGATAAGGCACTCAAAACTTATAATGATTATCTTGATTTTGATAGGGTGGTGTAATTATGGGATATACAAATTATTGGTATCAGAAAAGAGCATTCACAGATGCTGAATGGTCAGAGATTAGAGATTATTTCTTTTCATCTATGGAGGTTGAAGTTGACCTTTATATTTCAGAAAGTAATGACGAGGTACTTCAATTCAATGGTCAAGGTTCAAGATGTTGTGAAGATTTTATCTTATATAAAAATATTCGAGAGCCACGATACGAGGATGAAAACGTAATATTTAATTGTTGTAAAACACGACAACATCCCTATGACGAAGTTGTATGGAAATTATTAAGATTTATAAAATTCGTTGTCCTTGATCCGAAGGACAAGTCTTTTTCAATTTCTAACGATAATGGAGTTAGTTATGAGTGAATTATGTAAACATCATTTTCACTACGAAAAAGCTGAATATGTTTGTGAAGAATGTAAAGGGATCAATTGGATAGCTAATCAATATTGGAATAATCAATGTCGCACTTGGGAAGATGATCTTGATTGTGTGTATTGGTGTCACGATTGTGAAAATGAAACTGATATTATTGAGATGGAGGAAGATGATGAGTAAAATTAAAATACCATCAGAAACTTGGGTAGAATTATATTGTGAACTATCTACATACGTTTTAGAATATTCATCCCCTAATACTATTTACATGGAAGATGAAAATGGAGATATAACCTACACATCTGAAAAACAGTTAGAATTTGAAAAGGTTAGTGATCAAGTTGAGGAAATCATGGCACAGTTTTTTATCAAGGGAGAATTATAATGAGTGATAATGATTTTATGGACTTTGATGATAAACTTTATGGTCTTGTTTCAAGTTATATGAATGATGATTTCGCAGTAAATGCAGATCAAAAAACATTTAATAAGTATTGTGAATTTAGAAATAATCTTATTGATCTCATAGAGAAAACAAACGACAGAATAGAAAATGAGGAGGGATTTTGGAAATGATCAATGGAACTAATCACGAAATATTACAACATCTTTTGTTTGATAAACATCTTACAGAAGATGAGCATTCTCTTCTTGATGATCTAATAGAAAATAGATTGTATCAGATTTCAGAAAGTTCAGATGCCGATCTTGTAGAAGTAGGACGATTAGAATTATTAAGAATTAAAATAACCAAGTGGAGGGGATAAGATGAAACTTTATATGAAAAATAGTAAAGATTTAGAAAAAATTTTTAAACGAAATTCAATAAAAAATAAATGTGTCAGAGATCAATCTTGGTTAAATTTGCATAATTGGATTGTAGATTTAAACCAAGACTATCTTTATCACGAAGAACGAAATGGGGATGATACACTTATAACCAATGGAGTAATTTCAGCATACATTGCTAAAGAAAATAGAAAGGAAACTCTCGAAGAAAAACTAGATGAGTACTTTCATATTGAAAAGGATTTTAAACATCAAATTAAAGTTGGTGCGAATGGAGATGCTTTTTGTTTTGATATAAGTTTAGCAAATACTTATGAAGATGATGCAGAACACTTTGATAAATTTCCAAGTAATGAAAACAGTAAATTAACCTTTGAATATGAAAGTGATGAACTTTCAGAATGGTTACAAAAGATTGCTGATATGTTGGGCATCAAAGATAATGATGAATTTGATCTAAAGGCTATAGAAAATAGAATTAAAGAAATAGGAGAACCTAAATGATAATACTTAATCTTTTTAGTGGAGTTGGTTCGGATATCATGGCATGGGAGAGAACCGATCTCCCACCATTGACAAAAGTTTATCATGCCGAGATTGATCCATTTGCTTTATCAGTTGACCGATTTTTACATCCTCAAGTAATTCAGCTTGGAGATGTGCAGAATGTCAAAGGTGAAGATTTAGGTCATGTAGATTTAATTTTGGCTGGTTCGCCTTGCCAAGGATTTTCGTTTAGTGGAAAACAGTTAGCCTTTGATGATCCGAGATCAAAGTTATTCTTTGAGTTTGTAAGGATATTGAACGAACTCCGAGAGATAAATCCGAAGATAAATTTTTTCCTGGAAAATGTAAAAATGAAAAAAGAGTTTAGGGATGTGATTACCGATCAATTAGGTGTTCATCCGATTGAACTTAATTCAGCATTAGACTCGGCACAAAATCGAAAACGATTGTATTGGGCAAGTTGGGGCATAATGCCACAGATAGATAAAGGTATAATGTTAGGGGATATTTTACTGACTAGGAAAGAGATTGAAGAAACACATTATTATGGGCAAAAAAGTATTGAGTATATGGATCGTGGTAATGAGAAATATGGTACTAATAAAAGGTCAGATCGTTATACACAATCAACAGATACAGATAAATCTTTTACTGTTACGGCTAACTTCCATAAAGGAGTTCCTTATAACTATTTTAAGGAGGACAGACCACAAGCTGATCTTGTAGGTAAACAAGGCAAAGTCATGTTGAAAGAAAACATAGACAAGGCTAGTTGTTTGTTGGCAAGAGATTATAAAGGTTTTGGAAATCAAGGACAAACTGGAGTGAGATGTATCGAGGTTGGTCATGCAGAAGAAATCAAGGGGCATGATATTTTAAGGAGGGTTTATTCTCCAAACGGCAAAGCACCTACATTAAATACAATGGGTGGTGGCAATCGAGAGCCAAAGGTTTCTATTGGTGCATTTCGTGGACGTTATCTTGTAGATGGTAAACGTCAAGATCATAAAATGAAAACTCAAGGATTGACAACTCAAAGGTTGGAGGTTCGTGGTGATAGTAAATCGAATACATTAACGACAGTACAAAAGGATAATGTTGTTGTTGAGGAGCAAATTCGTTGGAGGGCATTAACTCCAATCGAATGTGAGAGATTGATGACTATGGATGATAATTCAACTCTTCATGGCATTGATGATAAAGGCAATCAAAAGACAATATCAAAAACTCAGAGATATAAGATGCTCGGCAATGGTTGGGTGATTGATACGATTGCACATTGTTTAAAATATTTAGAAGGGAAAATATAATGAGTGAAGAAGATGGAAGAAAAGAACAGAAATTTATAGATGAATTCAAGGATGGTGTTGAGGATGCCTTGTTACTAGGTAAAAGAGCAGATAGACCGATTGCAGAACATGTTGAATTTTTAAATATAAATCTCACAAGTGCCTATAAGCAAGGATATGATTTTGGAAGGACAATGTATTGTAAAATGGAGGGATTAGATGACTAACTTTTCAATCGAGGAATTGCGGCATATTTTTCATGCCGTAGAACAACATATATATGAAACTCAAGAATATATCAGAGATAATCATTCTTATGATAGTCATAGCGATACGCATATATATGAAAGAAAGCTTGGAGAATTAAATGATCTTCGAGAAAAAATTTTAATCAACGTAAAAGGGGATAAGTAATGGGTAGATATTACGAAGGCGATATAGACGGCAAATTTTGGTTTGGAGTTCAATCTTCAAGTGATGCAGATTATTTTGGTGTAGAAGGCAGTACACCTGGTTTTTTGGATTATAACTTTGAAAAGGACGATCTAGATAAGGTAGCCGTGGGCATATCAGAATGTAAAAGATATCTTGAAAAGTATGAAAACAAGTTAGATAAATTTTTTGATGATCTTGATGGTGGTTATAACAATGAGATGCTGACAAAAGTTTTAGGAGTAGTTTCAGAGAAGGATGTCAGAAGGATACTTGAATGGTATGCAAGACTTCAGCTTGGTCAGAAGATTTATGATTGCATCAAGAAACAAGGTTGGTGTCGTTTCCAAGCAGAACTATGATTTATAAGGCAATGGCACTTGTTTGTTTTATGACTACTGCAACTGATCATAAATGTGAAACTAGGTTTTATTATAAAACTTTTGATGAGTTACAGAGTTGTGAAACAAGTTTAATTCGTTGGAGATTATATGAACTTACAGATGAAGAAAAAATCGTTTTAAGTAATTGTGTATTATCTAACAATAAATGAAAACTACCCCAAACTGCTAGAAAGGATTAAAGAACAGTTTGGGGTAACCTTAATCAACGAGGTAATTAATTAATAGCAAAAAAAGAAAGGAGAAGTCAAATGATTTCTACATTAGCTTGTTTAGCAACTGCAATATACTTTGAAGCCAGAGGTGAGCCAACACTTGGACAGATAGCCGTGGGGCAAGTAATTATGTCCAGAGTTGCAGATCCTAGATACCCCAACAATGTTTGTGGAGTTGTTACCGAAGGATATTATTATTCCTGGAATCCCGAAACCCCGATCCCGAATATGTGTCAGTTTAGTTTCTGGTGTGACGGCAAACCCGAAACCATAACCGATCACGCTGCTTACGAATGGGCAGAAGAGATTGCTTATGCTTTAATTGAGGGACCTTTAAATATTGTAGATTTTACCGAAGGTTCAACACATTACCACGCACATTATGTAACCCCATCCTGGAGTTATAATTTTACACAAACAGTTCGTAT